CATTTGATTTTTGGGAAGGTGCAAACTTTAAACTAAAAATCAGAAAAGTTGATGGATATTGGAATTATGACAAATCTGAGTTTGAAGCTGTAACAAAAGTTGCTGATAGTGATGACGCTATCAAAGCTATTTGGGAAAAACAGTATGCTCTAAAACCTTTCTTGGCACCAGATAATTTTAAGACCTATGATGAACTCAAAGAGAAACTGATTAGGGTTATTTCTGGTACTAGAAAAACTGAAACGGTGGAAAATGTAGACCTCCCTCCTCAAACCAACGGTTCAGTTAAAAGTAAACCTGTAAATACTCCTTCGGCTGGTGATGAAGATGACGATACGTTGTCTTATTTTAGTAAGTTAGCTGAAGACGAGTAATCTCTCTCAATTACAATTTACTTTAAGGGGTGTCCAGTAATGGGCATCCCTTTTTTTATGTATAAATATATACAATGGCCAATATATTAGATAGACTTAACACTAGAGATGGTGGTATAGATAGATCAGCAGAATGGTATAGAAATACTGTTCGTAAACTAGGTACCAGAGTGACTGCTAATCAAATGATGAGAGATGGTACTCTAACTAATAGACCAAACATTGGATTGTTGAACTTATTTTTTTATGACCCAAAGTATAAAAAGACTTTACCTTATTATGACATATATCCATTGGTATTACCACTAGATACAATACCAGGTGGGTTTGCTGGAATAAACTTTCACTATCTAGCACCATTACAAAGGTTTAGATTATTAGAAAGATTAGAAAGTTTTAAAAATAAAAGACAAATTGATAATAAAACATTATTGAACGTCAATTTAAGTAGAGTTAGAAATATACCAGAAGTTAAACCAATTATAAAAAAATATCTATTCACGCATGTTAGGTCAAGGTTTTTAAAAGTAGATTTAACACAAGCTGCATATGCAATATATCTACCTGTACAAAGGTTCCAAAAAGCATCTGCACAAAGTGTATATCGTAAAACTAGAGAGGCAATAGAGTAATGGCAATATTAAGAGGTGGTAAAAGAATTGGTGGTTTTGATATTAGGGTAGGTATACCTAGAGATAGAAGTTTAGATAATGTCAATAACGATCCAAGATTTAGACAACGAGCTGGTGGTAATCCTGAAACTACAATGGGTAGATTTCAAGCTATGGTTAATGAGGCTGAAGGATTTGCACGTAAGGCTAGATACTATGTTGAGTTTTACTTACCAAAGAGTATTCCTATAGCAGGTGTTGTACCAGGTGACGAAAATAATGATGTAAGTGGTGCATCTATGGAACAACGTATGGCATTTAAACAACAAGGTGAAATGAATGCTGTACAAATGGCTAATGCTAGACGAGTACAAGCATTTTGTAACTCTATATCAATGCCAGAGAAAGAAATACAGACCAAAGAGATCAAACATAATGGTCCTCCAAGAAGATTTGCATATGACTATAAGGCAACAAGTATAGATGCTACATTTTATGCAGATAAGTTTATGAGAGAACGTAGTTATTTTGAGATGTGGCAGAATGCTGCATACAGTAATACAACACATAACTTTAATTTCTATGATAACTATGTTTCTGATATGAATATATTTCAGTTAGGTAGTTTTGAAAGTAGAAACGAAAGAGATGACATAACTTATGGAGTTAAATTGTTTGATTGTTTTCCTAAAATTGTTAGTAAAGTAGATTATGCTCACACGGCAAATGAGATACAAACTTTTAGTGTCACTTTTGAATATAGAAATTGGGTTAATTACTTTATTGATAAAGCAGGACAAGTAGAATTAGGATCACCAAACTTTAGAGATGTCACAGTGAAAAGTGGTGGTGGTCCATTTGGTGGTTTACTTGGTAAACTACCACCAGAGTTGAGAAGAGCAGGAACAGAAGTGTTACAAGGTATTAAACGAAGATTACCGATTGGTGGCATTACTGGAGGAAGAGTATTCCCACCATTCCCTAACTTCCCACCTCTAAATATTTAATAATAAGGAGATATAATGACGTTACCAAAAGTGGATGTGCCAACTTATGAATTGACATTACCTTCCGAAGATAAGAAAGTCAAGTTTAGACCTTTTTTAGTCAAAGAAGAAAAGGTTTTATTCGTTGCAATGGAATCCAAAGACAATGCAGAAATGGTCAATGCAGTAAAAGAGATCATTGATGCTTGTACATTTAAAACTTTAAACGTAGATACTTTACCTTTATTTGACATAGAATACATATTTTTAAATATTCGTGCTAAGTCAGTAGGTGAAGTTGCAGATTTCAAAGTTATCTGTCCAGATGACAATAAGACTTATGCAGACGTAAAGGTAGATTTATCTAAAGTTGAGGTACAAGTAGATGATGACCACTCTAATAAAATTGTGGTTGACGAAAAAAGAAATCTAGGTATGGTGTTGAGGTATCCAACGCTTAAGAATTACACAGTAGGGAAAGATATTAACACAAATGATGTGGATAACGTATTCAGCGTGTTGATAGATTGTGTGGACCATATATTTGAAGGCGATAAAATATACCCAGCAAAAGATGCAACACCAGAAGAAATTAAAGAATTTGTTGATAGTATGACACAGGATAGTTTTACTAAAATTAAGCATTTCTTTGATACAATGCCTAAATTAAAACAAGTGATTGAGGTAGAAAACCCTAACACAAAGGTAAAAAGTACAGTGACCCTGCAAGGGTTACAAGATTTTTTCGGGTAAGCCTCTCACACAATTCCCTAGAGGCCATATTTGAAACCAATTTTGCCCTTGTGCAACATCATAAATATAGTTTAAGCGAGCTTGAGAATATGATACCTTGGGAAAGGGACATATATGTCAATATGTTAATAAATTACATAAAAGAAGAAAACGAAAAGAGAAGGAACGCTAATAAATGATACAAAAATTAAAATCAATGTTCGGCGCAGGTTGGTCAGGATTTAAATATGGTTGTAGTCAATTGTGGCATTTTATATCAGTAGAGATACCTGAATTAATGTCAAATTGGAGATTGATACCACGACTTATGATGGTAGCCTACGGTTGGGCATTTTACGAAGTAATCCAATGGTTTATGGCGCTTGAGGCTCCTAACAATGCACAGGCAGGTTTAGTATCTGTGGTAGTTGGTGCTGGTGCTGGTTGGTTTGCTATCTATGTAAACGGTAAAGCAACAAAAATTAAAAACAAAGAATAATAAATGGCTAAGGTTTCAGATTTAGACGATAATTTAGAAGTTACGGTACAACCAGAACAGGTTAACGCTGATAACGTAATGGATGAAGAACAAAGAAAAGAGTTTTTTAATACATTCCGTGATGCGTTGAATGCTAAAATATCTGATTTAGATTTAGGTAATTATTTTGACAGTATAGGCACATCTATCACTGCTGCAGCTGAGAAGACAGTATCTTCATCTATGATGGCTGCCATACCTAATATCACAAATGAATTACAAGACATATCTGAAACCTTTGCTAAAGGATCTGACAAGAACTATGAAGAAGCACTTGACAGATTACAAAAAATAGTTGATAAGACAGGTATAAATCTATTTCAATTTAGTCAGCAATTAGGTAATAGTTTTGACAAATTAAGAAAAGCATTTGAAGCAAGAAAAGAAAACATAGAAGCTGTTAATAAAGAACGAGAAATATTAAGAGAAAAAGGTATACAAACCAAAGTTGTTGAAAATCAACAAAAGAAAGAATTAGAGATCAGAGTATTGACTAATAGACAATACAGAGAAGAAGTCAAAAAGCTTGAGAGAGATGAGAGATTACAAAGAGATAGAGAGAAACAGTTTACTAAAGAAAGAGAAAAACTGTTAAGAGAAGAAAAACTGACAAAGAGACAGTCAGAAAGCATCATCAATAAACAAGAAAAAATTACAAAAAGCAGAGAGCTTTTAGAACAAAGACGAGAAGATTTAACAGGCCAAAAAGGTGAAGGCGAAAAAGAAGGTGGTTTCTTTAGAGGTGCAGGTAGATTTTTAAGAGGTGAAACTGGACCAGAGATATTAAGACCAGTAACAGCTACATTTGGACAAACATTAATGGCACCAATGGAAGCATTCAATCAGTTAAAAGATCAAACTATGATGTTGGGTAGATCATTTGCAGGTTTATTGAAACCATTAGGAAATTTATCAAAGATAACAGCATTTTTAAGCAGAACATTATTACCTATCATTATAGCATTTATAGGTATCACTGCTGCTATTGTAGGTGTCATTGCTCTATTTAAGAAATTAAAAACAATATGGCCATTTAGTCTAATAGGTGGAGGTGATGAAACACCAAAAGAGAAGGCAGAGAAGTTAGCAGAAGCACAAGAGTTTACTGATTCAGAAATGCCTATGGATATGTTTGATGATGGCGATGCTCCTACTATCAGTTCAGAGTTTCAAAAGAACGAGAGAATGAAGAACCAAGATGGTGACCCTACGATTAGAACGACAGAAAACTATGACTTTATAAAAGGTGAATACAAACCAGGATTTAAACCAATCAGTTCTAATATAGACTTACAACCACAAAATCTAAAGTATATGGTACCTGAAGGTGATGCTGGTAAATCTATGGAAACAATACTTACAAATATTGCTCCTAACAATATATTAAATAGTAGTAAATCAGAAACTATGGTTGCTAGTAGTCCAAACAATAACGACAGAACATTTAATATTTTAAACGGTGGTTTAGAAGTTTAAAAAGTAACACCTAAATCTTTCTCTGTCATAATCTTAAATTTCATATTATTATCTTCACAATAAGTTGTTGCCGCTTGCCATTTGGCTTGATTTTTAATCCATTCAAACTGTTCTCTCATCCAACTTTTAGTTTTACGTTTAGGTGTTTTTGGTTTTTGGCATTGACGTGACGGTTTTACTTCTATCATAAACTTTTCACCACTTTTAGTCTTACATAAGAAATCAGGAAAGTATCTATGTATTTTCTTGTCTATTGGTGAACGATAAGCAACAGGCAATTCTTCACTAGCCCAATTAATAATATCATCATTTTTATCCAAGTAAACCATTAAACGTCTTTCTAATAATGATCTATATACTATTCTATTTGGATCACCAATGTACTTCTTTGGGTGTGTTGGCTTGTATAAACCTTTAAAACTTCTTCTATATTTCATATAAATATCTCTATAAGGATATTTATCTATGAATTTTAAAAGTAAAATTTCAAGTGTTGTCAAGTCTAATCTATCAAATCTAGTAGGTGGGTTCTCATCTAGCATATCAGGTTTCATAGATGCAGGCAAGAACAGTGCACAAACTAATTTAGCTGCGGCAAAGTTATTAAACAAATCACCATTGGAAATAAGTGATGATACGCCTGCGGCTGTAATAAAACAAAATCCATACGAGTACGGTACAGTTTTTTATCCTAATGATGTATCAAATTTAGGTGCTGGGCACTATATGATATTTGACATCATTATGTTAAAGCATTCACAATTCAAAAGTGGTACATTTCAAAATGGAAACTATGTAAAGAAACCTAATTTAGGTCAAACATTATCTGGTGATATTGTTGGTGAAAAACCAAGTGCCAGAACAGCAACAGCTTTTAAGGACAGAGGATTATTAAATAGATTAACCAAAGTCAACACAGGAATTAACAAAAGAAACAACACACACAATCATATAACGGATTCTATAATACTTTATACTCCACCACAAGTAAAGACAACCTATGCTGCCAATTACGATCAGGTAGAAACAGGTAAATCAGGATTCGCTGTACAACAAGGATTTTCAGGTATGTTGGATACTGTGGGGAGTATAAGTGGTGATCTATTGAAAGATGCATTGAACACAGCATTGACATTGATACCAGGTGTTGGTGATTTAAATGCTGTCATAGATAAGTCAATGGGAAGAGCTAGAAATCCTAATATGGAAATGGTGTTTAAGAGTGTGCCAATGAGAGAGTTTAATTTTACATTTGAGTTTGCACCAAAAAATCAAAGTGAATTAGACTCTGTAGACAAAATTATCAAACTATTTAAATTTCATATGCAACCAGAAACATTAGCTGGATCAGATTACTTTAGAGTACCATCAGAATTTCAGTTGACGTATATGTATATGGATAAACAAAATGGTTATATACCTAAAATTAGTAGATGTGTGTTAAAGAATATGGAAGTAGACCAATCACCTGAAGGTGTGTTTACAACATTTTCTGCTGATGATAGAGGTGCATTTCCTACATTAACAAAACTAACAATGACTTTTGCTGAAACAGAAGTTATGACTAAACAGAAAATAACAGAAGGCTTCTAATGTATTTTTCAATGTTTCCAAAAGGTTATTACGATTTAAAAGGTGACGGTAATCCTAAAATAGTCACTGATTTAATGAGGCGTGTAAAAGTTAGAGCAAAGATTAAAGATGAGGCTAGTCTATACGATAGCTATGATGTGGTTGATGGTGACACGCCAGAGAGTATTGCATTCAAGTTTTATGGTAATTCAGAATTACATTGGGTTATACTTATGTTGAATGGTGTAACCGATAGATATTATGGTTGGCCATTGACTACATTTGAATTTGAAAAAATGTTAAAAGAAAAATACACTACACCAGATGGTATACATCATTATGAAAAAGTACAGTCTAGTGGACCACAAACATCAACAGATTACTCACACCTAATAGAGTGTAAGAGTACAGACGTTGGAGCACAAATAGTATCTAACAGAGAATACGAAGACAGAGAACAAGTTAAGAAAAGACAAATTAAACTATTAAGTCCAGGTGTATTGCCTGCACTATTAGAGGAATTTCAATCATTGATAAGTCAATAATATGTATGCTAGAATTAATCCAAATGAACTAAACCGACCAGGCGATTTTACAATCAACGATATTCGCCTTGTATCCTACCAGAGTGTAGATGGTGACAGTAATCCTAAAAAAATATCAATCAAAACATTGGTTACAGAGATAAACATTTATGAGTCAATTCATAACAAGCATTTATCTGGTAACCTAGTATTATTAGATGCACAAAACTTGTTGATGAAATTACCTATTACAGGATTTGAAAGAATAGAGTTTTCTGTACACACACCATCAATGACAAAAGGCTTTGACTTTAGAGAAAAGACTGGCCATCCTATGTACATCTATGCTGTAAAGAATAGAAAGAATATGGAACAACAAGGTACAATGTATTATCAATTGATGTTCTGTTCTGGTGAGATGATGAGAAACGAGAGAGTAAGAGTTGTTAAACCTTTTCAAACTAACATATCAGAAATGGTGACTGAAATATGTAGAGATAAAGATGGATTTAACACACAGAAAGATGTATTTGTAGAACCAACAAAAGGTGTATATGATTTTGTGTGTCCAAGAGTTAGACCTAACGAGGCAATAGACCTATTGACAAAGAAAGCACAAAGTGAGAAACACCACAACGCTGGTTATCTATTTTACGAAACAAGTTATGGGTATAACTTCCGTTCATTTGAATCTATGTTAGCAGGTACAAATGCTATCGCTAGACCAGTGGTTGCACGATATGAATACAAGACCATAGGACAAAGAGACAGTAAAGGCAATAAAGATATTATATCTGATATGCAGGTCATTATGGATTACAAAGTTGTAGAACAAACAAACACATTGAAAAATAGTCGTAATGGTGTGTATTGTAGTCGTCTTATATCACACGATGCATTTAGTAAAACATTTGCCATCAAAGATTTTGACTATCATAACGAATATGATAAGTCTTTCCATACGGAGCACGGTAAAGACGGAGGCAAAACAGAGTTTAAATCAATAGCGCCTATGATTAATATAGATGAACAGAAGTTTGTATCTGACTATCCAGAAGGTGTATTAATCTTTACATCAGATACAACAAAATCATTTGAGGCGACAGAAGGATTTGATAGTAAAGCGACACTACAGAAAAGAATGTCACAAAAGATGGCGTTTGAATCTTTTAAATTAGAACTCACACTAAATGGATTTACAGGGTTATCTTGTGGTGATTTAGTAGCAGTCAATCTGCCATCGTTTACGCCTAAAGATGATGAAAATCCACTAGAAACAGATCCCTATATGAGTGGAAGATACCTAGTGTCTAGTATTCACCACGAGATTTCGCCTACGTTTAACAAGCATATAATGAACGTAGAGGTATTGAAAGATGCAGTAAGAACGCCATATCCAGACGAAGTAATAGATACGTTTACTGGCAAAGAAAAAGAAGACAGAGGAGTAATTAACCAATATACGATAGATGAGCTACTCGTAGATGGCCACAATCCAAAGATAATGGGATAATCACCGAGAATCGCTCGGGCTATGAAGGTGGCTATAACGGCAAGAAATGAGAGATAAAACACTTATGAACGGTAAGAACAATACAAGAACGAAGAAAGAACTATGTAAGTATTATGTAGATAAGATACTCATAGCGGTACTCTCATCATATCACAAAGGCCACGGAAGCCTGCTTAAATCACATATTATCGGCGCTAATCAGTGTATTTTCAAAGATAAAGGCCGAGATGCGTACACATATATACATAATACACAATATAACGAGCTGTGCGTAGGCTTAATTAAAATGGTTAAAAATAGTGCAAGGCCAAGCAGTCTTAACGAACGGCCTATCGGCAGAGGAGTTTCAATATGAGTGAGTTTTTAGGAAGTAAATTTATCTGGTGGGTTGGCGTGGTGGAGGACCGAAGCGATCCACTTAAATCTGGCCGTGTGCGTGTTCGTATATTAGGAACACATACTGACAATAAGACTACACTCCCTACAAATAGATTGCCTTGGTCTCAATGTATGTTGCCTGTCACGTCTAGTGGGATTAATGGCATTGGCTGGAGCAATCACGGTTTAGTAGAAGGCTCTTGGGTGATGGGATACTTTAGAGATAATGAACGTAATGAGGCTGTGGTTATGGGGTCGCTGCCAGGGAAACCAAGCGAATTAGCCGAGCCATCAAAAGGCTTCTATGATCCAAATGGAATATATCCTAAACATAAGAATGAGCCAGATGTCAATAGGCTTGCAGTAAATGACGCAGCCAATCCACATCTTTCATTGACATTAAGAGAAGCCACAAGAGTGTTAAATGTGGCCAATGCAGACTTTAATATCACTACGGCTGCAGATGGTTCTATTATGGCTGCATCGGATAATACAACGTGGGATCAGCCGGCCATCCCATACGCAGCTGTCTATCCATACAATAACGTATATGAATCCGAATCAGGCCATTTATTTGAATTTGATGATACGCCGCCGACTAATCCAAATACAGATAATGAGATAAGACACGAAAGAATACACCTGCGTCACAGAACAGGGAGCTCATATGAATTTCATCCTAACGGCACAGTTGTAGAATTAACAAAGGGTGACAAATATACAATCACTGATGACAATAGCTATAGCTCTATTACAGGCAATAGTGATATATCAATTGACGGCCACCATAAGCTGTATATCAATAAGAGTGGAACATTAAACAATCACTATGACATACAAGTAGGCGCCAACGCTAATATCAATATACAAGTAGATGATGGCGACATAAACGTAGTAACCGTAAAAGGTAAAGTAAACGTAAACAGTGCTGGTGATTATAATTTAAAGGTTGGTGGCAATATGAATGTAACAGTAGCCGGCTCAGTATCAGAAACAGTAGAAGGCCAGCATACCAGTAATACCACAGGCAATAGAGTAATACGAGCAAACCAGATAGACTTAAATCCATAAGGGTGGCCAGTTATATTGTAATAGCTAGCCGTAATCTATAAAATCAAGTAACGGCATCGGCATATATTAGCATCTAGTATCTTTAGTGTGTTAAAATTTTTAATATTATATATAGCCTTGTAGGGTCGGCAGAGAAACTCAGAGTACCACTTAAAGTACGGCTTTATCTTATAAATAATACTATACAAAATCAACAAAAAATTTTTTCGTATATATTTTTCCTCTCAAAAGGCTGGTTATATAAAGGGACTAAAAAACTATGCCTAGACATAAAACACTCAAAGACTATAAGAAACGTGCTCCGAAGATACCAGATTATACTTGTACTGATATTGACAATGTTATATCAAAGATTGAACGTATAAGTGAAACAAAGACAACTATATCAAAGACTACACAAAGATTATTGATTCGTAAATTAGAACGATTAAGAAACAGCAATGAATTGTTAAGAGATTCTGGTAAGTATTGGTATGAGAGATTTGTGGCCTTGTTTAAAAAGAAATAGCCAGCGAGCTAGATTCTCGGAGTGTGTTCGGCATTGACTTTTCTCTATAAATATGTTATAACGGCACTCTATGGCACATATATTAAATAATCCAAAATACGGCGAAGGACACAAAGTTGTTCTAAAGGATAAACTTGCCGTCAGCGCAGATACACAAAAAGAGATAATGAAGTATGGTTATAAACCTGGTCAATCAGTGTTTGTGATGACTAAACGAAAACAACGTCCAGATATAGTCATCCATTTAACAGATGCTAAAACACACGAATATATGATTGATGAAAAAAAGAAGTGTGTATTGTTTTATGGAAGTGACAGTGTGTTTAATGCTACGTTTAATCACTTTGGTAAACAAGGTCGTAGTAAAACAAAAGAAACAACCACTGTTAAAGAATTGATCTCAATGTGTGTATTTGAACAATTTATGGAAAATGGTAAAACTGTAGATGAGGATTTTGTCTATGATTGTTTGCCTCGTAATTTACACGAATACTATGATGAGATGTATTATGAAAGTGCATTGAAACAATTAAAGGCTTTACAACTTTCATTTAATAAGAATTTTGGCAGTACAAAGTTAAGAGGTTATGATTACGAAAGACAACAAGATAAACTAACCAAACCTATGTACAAGCACGCTAATACATTAACAAAGTTATTAGCCGATAACTGGAATCCTGGTGATGTATGGATGGTAAAGAAAGGTTTTAGTTTTGACAGTATATTAAAGTCTAAAACAACAGCAGAGTTAAATGCACAATTAAAAGATGCATTTAAGAAAAAAGAATTAATTGGTATATCTCTTAAACAAGTGACAACAACAGCAGCAAGAGAGATGACATTGAATTTAGATAAAGCAGAAGATTTAAATATGGACTTTGGTCATAAGTATGCACAGATTACACAAACCTTTAACAACTGTATGGTTTATACTAATAGTGGGTTTGGTGCACGTCTTGGTTTCAAAGGTGGTGAGCGTGTACAAACATTATCATTAGAAGGACGTAATGAAGGCGCCAAATCATTTGCTGGTGCTATTGACGCTAAAGGTTATGTGGCTTTTGTAAAAGAGAAATATAACTACACATTAAGAAATGGTAATAAAGTAAATCTATCTTTAGATGAAAGTAAAGCATTAAATGAAATGAAAACAATTTATAGTAAATACCCACCATCTAAATTATCTGTGAAGTTTAAAAGTTTAAAAGAAGTTATGAATGCTTACAAGAGTGCAGATAATAATACAAAAGAAAGATTTTGTAACTTTGCTTCTTATCTATACAGTTTCCTAGTATTACCTGATACACCTAAAAAAAGAAAAGAACACTATACTTGGTGTTACTTTGTTTCAAAGAAGATGACACCAGCTGGTGGTGTTTATATTCTTATCTCTGAATAATGAAGTGGTCAGAAATAAAACAAAGATGGAAAAAGGCTTGTACAACAGATAATGTTATTGACTTCTCTGTTGATG